CCCGGCCCACCCTGGCCGACCCTAATGACACCTATACTATGAAGACTAGTAAAAGAGGTGGAACTTCTTGCCGTACGAAGCGACGCGCGTACGAGCATGACATGCAATATAGCGTGTTTAATCAACAGTCCGGACCCGAGTTTGGCGATCTCGGTGATTCGAAAATCAAGCCCCCGGTTAAGCCACCCGGGAAACCATACAATGGCGAGCGCCGCGGCAGTGTCAGCCCTGCTGAGTACCGACAAATTATCGAATTACGCAATGGTAATAAGGAGTTGAAAATGGTTGACAAGGATATCATTACAACGTGGTATCGAATCGTTTACTCCCGAATCCGTAAGGACGCCATTCAGAAAATGATTGAGGAGCGTAATGCCTTGATCACTCTCGCGCGCGCAACCAATAAAAGACTACCGATGAAGTTGACATATCATCACCTCTTCCCTGTTGTTAGCGACGCCGAACTTCTGGCTGCCATGTTGGCTAGTAAGGAGACTTTGAAACAGAACAATCCTTTCAGAACCGTCAACAAGGCAAAAGTTCAACACGTCCGTGCTCAGGCTGATTTGACAGGTACTCCATTTGATCGATTGACTATCACTGTCGAAAATTCCCGTTCTCCTAACTCTGCCTCACAGATTAACGGTTCCCATGGAGAAGCTACTGACACTGATGGTCATGACTTCATTGCATGGGTTCCGCGTGAGGATCTTGAGCCAATGATGATGGATCGCGTTTTTTACGACATTACCAAGGTGAACTTTGGAACTCGCACCATCATTTTGCACAAATTCGTATGCTCCGACGGGTACTTGCACTGCGTTCTTGTCTCTTCAAACGTGCAATGTATGGATTGTCATAAACTTGTCGTTGATAACGTCAATAGAATCATGACTTGTTTAGAGGAATTTGATGACATTTTCACCATGAAACAGGCATGTGACGTCACCGGTTGTCCTTCAATATTCTTCGCACAACCTGAGCGTAAAGTTAGTGAACTTTTCTATCAGAAAATCATTACGTCCACCGCAATTGGTGGATGTGAAGAATGTTTGAACAAGCCTGATAAAACACTGGTTGACTTCGATGAGCGGCATGTCGAGAGATTCAACGTTCTCGATGGCGGAATACTGAGAAAAGCCGCCGACGTTGTGAGTGACGACTTTGAGCTCGTTGGTGAACTTAATGGTTCTCACGGCGAAGCTACCAATAGCGATGATGTTAAGAAATCTTCTGAGATTAAGAAGTTGCAACGGAAGATTTCAAAACTCGAGATCTCTCGAAGGTCACGCTCAAAGGCACCAAAAGCAAAATCTTCTCGTAGAAAATCTGCCACTCCACGATCTTCACGCAAAAGTAGACGTACCATGCACAGTTCACATCCCGTTGCCAAGATGCATCCTGACACTCAAAAGTATATGGTGGCTCTTGGAAACCCCTTTTCAACTGGAATTACCGATGTTGGTGCTGTGGTGCATGCTACTCGCACGCAGAAAGCCAATGCACGTATGGTCTTCAACATATCTACCACTCCTACGGTGTGTCAGTATTTGTTGATCTCACCATCGCCTACTAATGATAAACCATCCATCTTTCAGTGGCGGACTAACTCGCAATCAGGGGATACGTACAACGCTTCCACAGGACTTGAATCAACATACACTCGACTTGCATTCACCAGTCTCCCGTATTCTGGAAACGTTCTTGGACAAGAAGACGCCTCCAACACTACACTCATTGCTGGTAGAGTGATTTCTCTTGGGATTAAAGTCACAAATATCACCCCTGCTTTGGATCGAGGTGGTGAAGCATTATGGTATGAACAGCCAACACACTTTGGTCTTATCAACTCAGCCACTACGACTTCAAATTCTCTCTCAACACACCTTTACTCTCGGGAGATCTCCAGGAGAGTTGACCTCAGTAGAGCTCATTCACATGAATTTACTGTGACTGCACACAATGAGCCGGAAATGCTCTTCCCTACGGCCAACAGTAACACAACTTTTCCAAACTCATTTTGGTATCCATTCTCAACTGAGGGGATGCAGTTTGGCGCCTCTGGAGGTGTGAATGATGGCACTCCAATCGCATGTTTGTTCTTTCCTGAGGGGACCGCTGACGCACAGCACAGGATCGAAATGATCATACACGTTGAATATACCGGTTCAACAGTTTTCCCTAGGGCCACTCCTACTCATAGTGATGACCTCAACGGGAGAATGGTCAGAGACGCTGTGAAGAGCGAGAAACAAGAACACCACAAACAACCACACGACAACCTATTGAACAGAGTACTCAATCGTGTTGGTAGTGAACTAAAATCCCGCGCAATTGCCGGTGGAACTGCGTTGATTGAGAAGGAACTCAGGAATCCTGAACTCACATCTGCCGCTGCCACCTTCGCTATGAGCGCCCTTCTGTGACAACATTGTCGATTGCTCCGAACAAGGCATATTGCCTGGAATGACGAGCATGAGAGTGTTGATGTTACGATGGTAAGGTTGTTCATTTTTTGTGTTTTGTGTTTTGTTGTGGTTATTTTTTGTTTATGTAGTGCCTTAAATGGCAACAATGGTGAATGGACAAATGGTGACGATATGCAGATGCCTAGAAAGGATAATATACTCCAACACGGGTCGAACGGTAGGGTTCCCCCGCCAATTGGTGGTTACAAACCCACCGTTGACCCGTATACTGCACTTTTTCCATATAGTGCTGGCAAGATGGATGCCGTTGAGTTGGGTATACAATTTAAGAACGTCACCTGTATAATGTCCAACTTGCGACGCAGGCGCGCGAATAAGGGACAACGTGAAGACGACTTATCAGTCGGTGACAATCTCCACTTGTACTCGATGCGCTTAATTGAGATTCAAACAGCTATCGATCTCCTTAAACCCTGTGACCGTAATGTCTATGATCAAATGTTCCCTAAGAAGGAAAAAGAAGGAATCAGCATTGACCCTAAGAAGTTGCGAGCCGCGTTGACTGGAGCCCGATCCCATGCAAAGAAAAAGATTGATAGCCCTAGTTCACTCTCTTCTACTGCTGAGATCTCTAATAGTAACTCGTCTTCCTCCTCTGCTTCTTCCTCTTCCTCCAGCTCATCATCATCGTCTTCTTCCAGTTCATCTGTTCAAACAGACAATGACGAAGTCATCCAGCCTGTTCCTAAACAGCATCAACCAAATGGTGATCCTCCGGATGACCCTGTTCCTCAAGCACCTGTCCAGCTCAATATAGAAGATGAGAACCATCTTGCTTACAGAGTGGTTGGTGTCTGTGTTGACTCAACTAATTTTGATCGAGACAACTTTGTCAGAGAATGGAAGCCGGTTTTACGTTCGACGTGCCAATTTTCCTCTGCTGCTCTCGTTGGAGCTTCCGTCGCTACATTAATAGCTCACACTCTCTTTTGGCCAGTTTTAGTTCCGGTTGAGATTGCTGGTGCTTGTTATTTTGCTTATAAATCCCAGGACTTTCTCCCTTCTGCCGTGCATGTGAATATTGACGAAATACCTGAGCTTCGGGTGTCACTTGATCAAATTAATGACACCGGAAAATGTGTTCCGTTCCTCATTGACGGAAACAGGTTCGATCACATCCATGCAAATTGTTCTGGTGGCGCAAAAAGATTGTTTGATTTGTACCAGTTGGGGTACCATTCAGCTCAAGTGGTTCGTGTTCACGAACCATCTGTTCGACATCTATTGAACTCGCATTATAATGTTAATGATCATTCGTATCAAGCATTTATGCATACACTTGTCGAATCTAGTGAAAGAGTTATTGGTGTCAACCCAAAAGCTATGGATCTTGATTTGCGTCACAATACCGTTACCTACGCCATGCAGTGTGTGCAAATTTATGCTCTCGACGGTAAACATAAGAACACTGGAAAAGTGGACATCATTGCACGCCCTGTTCGTAGGTTGATATAGGATTTTGGCCCTCACTCCGGTTTGAAAGCAATTGGTGTATATAGGTTATTAGCTGATAGTTGTACATACCTCAAGCCTGGTGTCGCATTTGTATTTAATGAGAATTTTCTTCTCCCACGTGAGTTACAAAATGATAGGTTTTATAGTACTGGCGATTTATGTTTTTTGCACAGCGGAGTTCGAGGCTGCCAATACAAGACTTACTTTGGACCTAGCTTTTTACATAGTGGAACAATATATAGTAATAGTACGCTGTCACTCAATCGTGCACACACACGTGTCACTTCTAAACGAGAATTATCTGTGCCCGGGTTACACGATGAATTGTGTCGCAACCAGGAGCAGTTTTTGCTCCTTGGTACTCGAGTTCTTCGCCGTGGTGTTGGCGCTTGGGTCAGCACCATTGAAACAAGGGTTAAGCTTACTCTCAGTCAATTGTCTACACATATTGATGAGGTTATTAAGAATGCATGTGCTCCGCATCAGAAAAGGAAAATGCGCATGCATGCTCTCAATGAATTACTTTTTAGCGGTGGTATCTCACATAGCAAATATATGGAAGACGTTGCCGGTAAGGTAAAGACGATTGAATTTGCAAGATGCGGGAAATATCCTCGGTTGGTTAATGACATGACCACCCCCGGCTCTTTACTTGGTGGGTACCTTGCTTCTCATTGTAAAGACGCGATGATTCAACCCGTGCTCTTCCGTTCTCGAGGGAAAAGCATTCAATCTCGTTTCGTTGCTTCTCCACAGATTGACGTCATCACTGAGTGTTTCCGTCTTCTCATCACACCTGTTAATACTGTTGAATTTGTATATTTTAGTGACGATGCGTGCGTTTCTATTAAATGTGATGATGGTGTTTTTATGGCTAATGTGGACATCAGTTCCTGTGATGCCAGTAATGGGTCTACAATATTTAATATTCTTGAGGGATTGTTCTCTTCCACCCCCCGATTTCAACAGATCATAAAGCGTTGCACTTCACAATGTCGGTCTGTTTTGAGACTTAACAATCCTGCCAACTTGAAGGAGAAACGGCGTCTTAAACCGATTCATCCTATTGAGTACTCTGGATCGGTTTTGACCACCATGCTCAACAATATTGCTAGCACCGTTATAGCCCACTCCATATTCTCGCGCGTCTCTAGAA